AGAAAACTTTAGGGTTGATACTGGCTGATATTTATGGTGATCACGATGTCACACCTCAGTTTAAAGTTGAGAAATTCAAAGCCGACTTCTTAATTGAAAGTAGGAATCTTCTAGTCGAGTTCGACGGCTTCCGACACTACTCCAGTACAAAAGTGGTATTGCGCGACAAAGCGTTTTTCTGCGCTGCTACAGAACAACTATACGATGTTGTACGAATCCCGTATTTCATACAAACTAATGTAGTGATGCCTCTATATTTCGGACTAGACCTAGCCTCACAGCAGACAGCAACGTACCCTCACGGATTTGTACACGAGAACTGTTTACACCCCAAAGATTTTTGTGTTGCAGGGCTAAAGCGATTTATCTTTGAGGTTGACCGGCTTCCTACACCTATCCGAGAAGATATTTATGAGACCTTCGATTCTGAAGATAGCTATATCTTTGACTACTTCAGAAATTCCCTGATATGTGATGACTACAACCCTTCGTGGTTAGGTTAAAGGAGAAACAAAATGAAACGCACAATTGTAGCAACCGTAATCATGTTGAGTTCCTGCACAGCTTATGCCGACTATGAACAAACTAGGGTATGTGCAGACATCGGAAACTTTGTAGCAGCATCTAGGGCAGAAATGGCTTCGTCTGGTATCAAGGCTTCCCAAGTAGAAGATGATATCAAAACCGGAGGCAGTGGGGGCGCTACGATGCTCTTTCTAGCAGCGTTCCGTGAATCGGGAAAGCCCGTATACACAACTAAGCATGATTGGTATATGTCGGCGGCGGAAACCTGTCTGAAAATCATCAGGTTCGCTCGGAACGGTTTTGGGATTGATAGCGAACAAACTAAGGACTACATTATCAATAATTTTTATTGAGGGAGGGCCTTACTTTACAACCTCGTAAAATCTGTGTAGAATGGTTGTTACTTATTTAGGAGGGTTTGAAAAGTGGGTATGACTAAAGAGGAGTTTGGTGACTGGTTAGTTCATGACCAAACTTGGGAGATTATGGTTGTCACCAAGGTGATAGGTTCGGAATACGTCAACAATCGCTTTGTTGTATATGTATTGGCTGTTCCTGAGGATAGCACGTTAGGTTTGGGCGAATCACAGCAAGTTATAAAGTTCGAGTCATACGGAGAAGTGTCTGTAGGAGAGATATTTCTTGGGTTTACTTAGGAGGGTTTGAAAAGTGGCCGGTAATAAAGAGAAAATTGCAGCACGTAATAAAGCCTACAGAGAAGCTAACAAGGAAACTCTTGCAGCACGTAATAAAGCCTACAGAGAAGTTAACAAGGAAACTATTGCAGCACGTGATAAAGCCTACTATGAGGCCAACAAGGAGAAAATTGCTGCTTACAGGAAAGCCGGTAAGGAAAAGTTTGCATCTTATAATAAAGCCTACAGAGAAGCTAACAAGGAAACTCTTGCAGTCTATAAGAAAGAGTGGGCTAAGGCCAACAAGGAGAAGCCAGTAGAAAACTAGAAAAGTCTACGTTTAGTACCAACCTACTTGACAACATGAGAATTTTACTGTATCCTCTTTTTACAGTCTACGTGACTGCATTTTATTTCCACTATTATTGGAGCTACACAATGGCAAAACTTTCTAAAATCAAACGCGATACTAATCTGGCTGAACAAGGTGTATGGGTTCGTAATGTGCTTGATGACATCGGCGTTAAGGTTGCAGCAAACAACAACAAGAAATATACCGACGAAATTCAACGCCTTATGAAGCCGCACGCCCGGTCATACAAAAACAATCCTAGTTTCAATGACATCTTCATCGACATTCAAAACAAAGCGATGGCTAAAGCTGTTCTTCTGGATTGGGAGAACATTGAAAACGAAGATGGTACAAAACTGGAATACTCTGAGACTGCTGCCTACAACCAGTTGAAAGACCCAGAGAACAAAGAGTTCCGTGATCTGATTATCTCCCTCTCCGAAGAAAACGAAGTTTTCCGTAAGGAGGTAATTGAAGAGGTGGTTGACAAAAGTTAATTCCTACAACTCTTGGAGAACCCGACACGGTGAAAAGTTTGAGTTTATTCTAAAGTCTCATGAAGATAACCAAAATAAGCCGGGTTGGGAAACCCCTTCAGCCATTAGAGAAATGCCGGAACTTACTTTTTGGGAAATGGCGTATGTCAACGATTTCGATCTGTTGAGTACCGAAAGACCTGTGGGAATGGGTTTAGGGCCAATACCAATTAGTAAGATCAGGCAATATGGTTTAGATTGGGGAAAGAGTGACTTGGATATGTTTGTTGATATCATGCTTCAGGTTGACCGTAAATACCTTAGCGAGTATCATAAACAGCAGGAAGCAAAGAATCCTAAAAAATAATGAGGTGTATTATGACTGAAGAAGTTAAACAGCAACGATGGGTACGCGAACATTACCCTTGGGCTAGTTTGGAGAACTCTGGGGATAGTTTCGTAGTTCCTGAAGATAAACGTAAGACTGGTAGGCAACTCGTTTTTGCCGCGAACAAGAAGGCTGGAGGGGGCGTGTATCGCTTCGAAAGTGGTTCTGGTAGTGTGGTGAGGGTTTAGGTTGGTAGAGGGCTGCTTAGGTGGCTCTTTACTTTTGTAGAAAGCAAAACGCCCTAGAAGTTCTAGGGCGTTTTTAAGTGGTGTTACTTTATGCTGCTAGACTAGAAATCTGAATAGCAAACAAGTCAGTAGTATCATACAAGGCAGTAAAGCCGAGTGACACCATAACATCAGAGTTCTTACTGATACCACTTAGGGGAGCCGTGTTAAATTTTACGTTTGGTAAATCTACTACAACTCGATTGCCAGTACTATCGTCAAAGTCGTAAGACAGCGAGGTTGCCGTTGCATTAATAAACTTATTGATGAGTGTTACGCTATTGAAGTACACCTCCACGGTACCCGTGATCCCAATCGTACCCATATTAACTGAACTTGGGTAAAGGCTACCTAGACCTTGGTTGTTCCGAGTATTATTGGTAGTGGTCAAATTAATGCTCTTGACAATAGTACCTGTCATAGCCGTGCCATTTTCAAAGATAGTTCCGATGCTGGAAACAGGGCTAAACACTTCGGAGGTGGTCGCGGTAATCTCAGTACCCGTACCAGCAGTTGTTCCACCATAGGTGGTTGTCAGACCCTTAAACCCAAAGGAACCTGTCACGATAGACCCCACGGCGGCATTGATGTTCATCGTATCTACCACTAGACCCTTGTGAACTGCGAAAGTGGTAGTTACATCGCTAAACTCTTTTTCAATGGTAAACGATTTCCGAGTGGTTCCATTACGCACAGATTTGCCGTGAACCTTAACACTAGCACCAGCAGCCTCAGTAACAAGCGTAAGCCCAGTTACAACAATCTTACCAGTAGTGACCGATACTACACGAGCAATACCATTGTTAGCGGCAGTAGTAAACCCAGCAATCTTAATCCAGTGACCTGGAAGAATATTAGCAGTTGAGAACCCCGTGGCCGAGTCATTATAGGAATTGTCGGCAGACGCTGCACTAATGGTGGTTGCGGTCATTGCTACAACAGTAGAGAAGGTTCCGCCAAGTGCAGACCCAATAAATGGGTCATAAGCAGCATACTGCCATTCGATAGCGATATCTCCAGCGGTGTCACCACCGGTCTGAATCAAATCCAATTCAGACCGGTTAGGATTGATTTGGTTACTTACAGTGGTGTTAATGGTAGGATTGATATTGCTAGAAACTACATTCATTTTGGTCAATGCGGCTGCTGGGGTAGTACCCAACGTGGTTTCCGCAATGTATTTGTGTACTACTAAATCGCCTGATGCCATGACAAACTCCTTATATCAAATTAAAAACCAAAGCGTTCATCACGCCATTAAACAACTTCCAGCATTTACCGACTCTGCTGACCGGGTGCGGGTAACAACTTAAACTGTTTCATCCATAAAAAACGGAATTGCTACAACTGCTTGATACCACTGGCTGGTTGCAGGCACCCCAGTGCCACTATTTGTGTAGTAGCGTTCACCGAATATTGTGACATCCCCTTCATAGAAGAATATCCCACCAACCCTCAAATCCCTGAAAACTGCTTTAACGCTATCTGCCAATGTTCTAGCAGGTTTTGAGCCTTGCCCAATTACTGTAAAAATGTCTACAAAAACTGTACCTAGAGTTCGCCTACGTTGTGGAGCTTTACCAAGACTAATCTTTTGGGAATCTCCATCTTTAACATAAATCTTAACCCATGAAGCGTCTACAGGGGGAGTATAAGCGACATTTTCAAATGCCACAGTTGTGGTTGATCCCCATGAGGTGGCGAACGTCGATTCGATAGTCGTGTTTAAGTTTACAGTTGTCATGTAAACCGTTTACCACAACTTTAAGGATTTGTCAAGTGTTTGTTACTTTAGAAAAATTTATATGACAGGATAGTATTATTTTTAGCGGCTGTTGCAATATACCAACCATCTGAATGCTTTGGAGTGCCTTCATACTCAACCTTACCGGCATGAGGAGCGTAGTTGGAGATATACACAGGTTGATATGCAGAGGCTATTGAAAGACCCCGGACTTCTCTAGGCGCTAAATAAACCCCACGTTGCCATAGAGGTTCATTGAAACTTCTGTCTGGTGAGCCGACACTGATGCGCCACGAACTAATATAAGCACCTGAATAGTAAGGGAATTCTTGATGTAGGATATTGTTATAAGTCTTTGCAGCAACATCCACAACTACACGGCTCAACTTCTCTTCGATCTGTCTACGGCAAGCCTCAAGTGCTCCAGCAGGTATCTTGAATCCTATTGTAACCATCTTGGCGAAGTCTTGGTATACCCATTGGCCGTTTCAACTTTATAGAAAATCCAGAAGTATAGGGCGGCTAGGTAGTCGGAGAGGTTCATGATGGTGTCCTTAGTTGGAGCGTGGTCGTAACCATTGCAGGATCGTGGGAAACCCGAAGTACGTTGTAGACTTTCCCATCTGTACGTACAACTTTGTCGGTAGCAATGTTTGGAGTTATGGCTAGTTTTGAGGTTTGGAAGATCATCTTAATGTCCGTACCAAGGATAGTTACCTTATCAATTTCAAATCCCTCGTATTTTACAAAGGCAGCTTTGGTAATTGTGTAATCCGTATTAGTTACGGTGGTCACGCCGGTAGACGGAACATAAGCGGTAGCAGTTCTACGGTAGGTTGCGGATTCAGGGATATCTCCGATTGCTGTGAAGGCTGCGGACACTGCGTTGTTTAGGGCGGCTCTTAGTCCCATGTTCAGCCCACTCTATTCGTCGGCGCATTGTGGCGGGATGAGTTTCTTAGGTATCTCCAACACAGGTTACGCATAGCATCAGAGAACCATCCGGCTCTATCTGAAGCGACAACTTCCAATTCGATAGAATCTACTTTTATACGTTTAAATCCTTCTGTACCCGTTGCAGCGGTAACATCAGAGGTGTTCAATTGTAGAGTGAGTTCTGAGACCGTATCTTTGATGAATTGTGGAATCGCTGTGGTACTGAATTGGTATGAACTATATATTAGGTTATCCCCGTAATAGTCGTCGTGCATCTGACCGTCAATCCAAACCCCTGTGCGCGGCCACTGCATAGGTTGCAGAGGATCAGTCATGTACCCTTTCCACTGCATACCGTCCAAGGTTCTTGAGGCCCATATAATCAGGGCTTCTTTTTGGGCTGTAGTTTTCGCAGCGAAAGTTGTACCGCCCTTAGAGGTCTCATAGTCAGTGACTTCCGCAATACTTGCATAAGCGTTGAATCCAGCAGTTCCGGGTGTGCTGTTAAATACTAAAGCCATACTATAATACTCCTAAATTTTGTTAGGTGTATCACAATCTAAATAAAATGTCAAGCGTATTTCCAAGAACTCCCGTATGCTGATTTTCTCTTTCCGCTACAGCACCCACAAATACAAGTACTAGTTGCTTTAGGAAAACCTACGGATTTCAAGTAGTTAATGGCTTCTTTTACAGAGGCAAACGCCATCCCGGTAGCTTCCATAACTACAGGCTCAACTCTGTATCTTTTGGTGTAAATGATATCATCCTCGTCAGTGGCCCACCGCCAATGGTATCCGCCATAACTGTTGATTTTGTTATAACAAGAGTTAGTAACTCCGTTAGGATTACATTTATAGCCGTTTTCGCTAACCCACCTAGCTGCGGCTGACGCTGATTCAAATTCTTGTTTTGTTTCAACACAACGCACTTTCTTTTTACTTTCGGCCCATAACTGCTCTAGCAACTTTTTATGTTTCTCCGTGGAATTATTTAGTTTAGTTGCTTCCCGCCTTCTAGCTATGAAATTCTCGTCCTTCTGCAAACTACGAAACCTTTCTGAGCTTTTCTGGATATTTACAGGGTCAAGCATAGCTTTGCGAAGCGCCTCAATACTTTTGTGTCTGTTTGGTGAATTAAGCAATCTCGCCAACATTTCTGGGTCATCAAGTGCATTCTTGGCATTTCTTGTTATGTTAAACACATTCTCTTTAGGTTCTAAAAATAACTCATCTAAATAAACCTGTTCTCTTTTGCGAACTGATGATCTATCACAAACCTCAATAATGCAGCATGTTAAGGAACCCTCACCGTACTTATTGAAAAATCCTAACAGTTTTGGATTAAAGTGCTTCCCTCTCCTCAGTAAACGAATGTGCGTAAGCAGTCTCGCTCGAATGTTCACACTACTACCAATATATCGTTTGTCTGCGGAGTATATGCAGTAAACAACGCTGCACAGCTGTATGTGTTCTAGCCCCTTCATATTATATCACCCTACCATAATCATCTATTATCCTGCCTATACGCTCTAAATGACTGAATGATATCAGAAGTAATGTGCGAGCGTACAATGTCATCTAAACCGAACTCTACACTCTTGGCGTAGGGCATCCACATAGCGTACTTCATCATAACATCAAGCCCGTTTACTCCCGAAATGTCAGATTGCTCTAGATCACCAGTAATGAACAATTTTGACCCCTCACCAATACGGGTCATAAGCATTTCACATTGCTTAGGCGTAGAGTTCTGCATTTCGTCGGCAATGACAATGGAATTCTCAAACGTGCGTCCTCGCATGTAAGCTAGAGGTACAGCCATTATTTTGAAATCCTTAATTGCCATCTCGACATGACTTTTACCCAAACACTTCTCTAGGATCGCACGAACAGGAGCAATCACCCACTCATATTTCATGTCGATGTCCCCCGGAAGAAACCCAAGTTCCTCACCATCAGCCTCTTGACTTGGGCGGGTAATCACAATCTTGTCTATAAACCCAAGATGGAGTTGCTGTGCGGCTGCTGAGACGAGGACGTGCGTTTTCCCGGTTCCAGCACATCCTACAGCCGCTACAATTTGGAAATCGTTAGCGGCTTGAAACAGTTTCTTTTGGGCGGCTGTTTTTGCTACAGGATCTTTGTAATAGTGGTTAACAAACTCTTTATTAGGATTAATTCTCTCGCGGGGAGTTTCTTTTTTAGGTTGTCTAGACATTTGTTAATCTCCAAAAGAAAATGGGTGCCAAAGTAGCACCCAAATTGTGTCAAACTGTG